CTACTTGGTATGTTGCTATATCCATTCGCTGTTGTACTAGCATCACTTGCTGGAATGGACGAAGCAATGAAGACTCTTGGTAGTATGGCACCGACATACTTTGTTGCAGTCGCTGGTATAGTTGCTGCATTCTTTGCTTCACAAACACTAGGTAAAAAGTAATGGCCGAAGATAAGAAACCACCGCAACCTAAAGAATCGAATGAATCTGGGTTTTCTTCACTGCTTAACCAGCTTAAGGAAGACAATGACGGTGCAAAAATAGCATCTAACACTAGGGAATATGAAGCATCAATACAGGCTACTCTTGCTGATAAGTCATTGAAGTTAAATGAAAGTCAAAGAGATGAACTTGAAAGGTTGGTTAGTACTTTACAGGGCAATAAACTCGGCGATTTGGAAAAGCAGGCAGAAGCCAATGCCATTGCAAAGGAAACCATCGACCTATTAAAGGGTATTAAAGATAATACCGAACAAGATACCGATAAGATTGAATTTGAAGGGCCCGGCCAAATACTAGCAGCTATTGTTCTAGGTATTGGTGCTGCAGTAGCCGGACTTGCTACTGGTATTCTAGCAGGAATCCTTTCTAATGCTGTGGGTATAATCAAGATGACAGGGAAGGGCCTTAAGTTAGTATTAAGTGGCGCCATGACCAAGCTTGCAGGCGCGTTTCCTAAAACCGCGGCGTTCTTTAAGGGGCTAACCACATCAGTTAAGGGATTTTTCGGTGGATTGAAAGGTGGTTTTATTACTAAAACTGCAAAGATTGCCGATAATATTGCCGATGCATTTAAACCACTCACTAAAGGAATAAAGAATATCAAGGGTGCATTCAATGCAGGTTTTGCCGGCATGAAATCATTTAGGACAGCAACAGGCCAGTTTGGTAAGACGGGATTCATAGGCAGAATTGGTAAGGAAGTTGCTAGGTTTATGGCACCTATCACCAAGGGCCTGACCACATTTAAAGATGGCATAAAATCACTCAAAGCACCATTTACTACACTATCCAAGTCAGCAGGTGGTCTATCAAAGATTAAAACTATGTTGAACCCCGTCATGAAGTTTGCCAAGGTTGCATTTAAAGCATTCGGTGGTATTGGCAGAGTATTCGGCCGGTTGTTCCTACCCGTTCAACTCATTATGGGTGTCATAGACGCCGTAAAGGGTGCAATGGCTGGATTCGACAAGTATAAAGATCAAGGGTTCCTGGCAGGGTTGTTTGGCGGCCTTATGGGCGGCCTAGGCGGTTTATTATCGGGTATCATTGGTATGCCACTTGATCTATTAAAGAGTGCTGTTGCATGGGTACTGGAGAAGTTTGGGTTCACTGATGCGGCAGATGCATTAGGTGAATTTTCATTCGCCGATATGATAAAAAATCTATTCTTTGCAATCACTGATAAAGTATTAGGGTTTATACAGCACATCAAAGACCAGATCGCCGATATAGGCATTGGTGGTATGGTTGCTAACATTGCCATAGACATATTAAAGATACTGAAGAAAATTGCAATGTTTCCTCTCGCAGTTGCTGCTGGTGCCGTTATGGGATTAGCCGCGGCATGGCCTGGTGGAGATTCACCGGGTGAAGCATTCATGAAGGGTTTCAATGGTGTGATGTCTGCAGGTGATGCTACACTTGATTCAATGAAGATTCAGGGTGATGGTAAGGATGAGAACGGCGACGATATACTGGAGAAGTCCGGCGAGAACGAATTGGCCCGTAAGGATAACATTGAAAAGGGTACAACTAATGTTATGGCAAATACCAGTGATAACTCAACCAAGACACAATCACAGACATTCGTCATGGGTGCTCCTGCTCCTAATAAGGTTAGAGGTTCTCTAGCTACCAGATAAAAAAAGGGACCCCGAAGGGTCCCAAAAACATCCATGTTAAGGTTATTTTTCTTCTTAGTTTTCCTGCGCGAGTTTCGCAAAGTATGATAAGGTATCTTCCTCGGCATCGCTTGCGGCTGGAGTTGAAACCGGAGCCATATCAGCAGTAGCGCCGATAGGGTTAGATTCAACTACATTCATTGCAGGCATTTCCATCGCTGGAGCACCAGCATCAATACCTAAGACTTTATTCATCTTCATCTTCAGTTCATCATAAGACTTATAGTTCTTAGGGTCTGTGAAGTCTTGTAGTGAGTGTAGCTTATTAAACACACCCTCTAACATATCTTCATCACCGTCAAATAAACCTGACTGAGGAGAGAACTCCGACTTGTCATAGTTTACCCAACCTTCAACTTTACGAATTTTAATCTTAAAGTCTGCACCTTCCCAAAAGTCATATGGGTTTACTGGGGATTCATCTTCAAAAGCAGGTTGCATTGCTTCCATAATCTTATCAAAGATTTTCTTACCAAACTTATAAAGGAATACTTTACCTTCATTAGCTGGGTTGGATGGGTCTGATATAACCATCACATTACTTACATAATGTAGACGCCTTTTACGATCCCTTGCAGTAGCTTTATCTTCATCACGACCCGAGTTCCATAGAACACTGTTCATCTCAGATACTGGATCATCTTGTCCTACTGAGGTCAAAGAGTTCTCGATGTACCATAAGCCAGTTGGACCCTTGAATCCGTGATCCCAATACCGTACCCATGGAAGGTCTTCACCCTCTTTGGCTGGTAGGAATCTGACTACGGCATAACCGTTTCCTGCTTTGTCTCTAGTGGGTTTCCAGAACCGATCATCATCATATGAATTAGATTCTGTTTTCGTGGTAGATACTGCTTCTGCAGCTTTTACGAGTTTGTCGATCGACGAGCCTCGTGAGCTCTTTAGGTTTGCAAATGACATTGTATTTTCTCCGTTGTATATGCAGTGTATTAGGGCAGTATGCCCTTTCTATTGTATTTCACTTTATTCATAATATAGTACTATTATATCACATTATTGTGACGCTGTAAACCCTTTTCTTAATAAAATTTTACATTTATCAGGATTAAAGCTTACAAATGGGGTATATTTAGTGATCTTCCTTTCTATATCAGGCCACATAATAGTGTCGTTGATATTCTTGGTTTCACGCTTCACAAACCCCAATATAGCGTTGAGAATTACTACACTTTCCAGTGATATCTCTTCTCTCAGCCATAACTTGATTACCAACGGCAACTGACCATCTTCTGATATTAACAGCTTATCAAAGTCCTCACACGTTAGTAATATATTATTTATATCAACCGAGAACACACGATGTATTGATTCTTGTATCCTCTTATGATCCTTATAATTTCTTTCACCAGACTCGTTGATCATATCACCCACATACCCAACGCCCATCTTAAAGTTGGAGACATAGTACGTCAATAGGTCGGTATCATAGTTCTTAGCTAGTTTAGCAAAGAAGTACTTGTCTTTCCTTCTCATGAAAGCTTTAGGTGATGCATTGGACTTATAGTTATACTTAATCGCATCATACCCGTCAGTTTCAAAGTGAAGCTTGAGAGCGTTGTACATCTTATATGAGTCAAATGGGTCTATCATATCGGTAACTTATTACTCCCTTTGATCCTTAATAGATTAAGTTCTATAGCTTCCTGCTCTATCTTTTGTTTAAGCGAATCTGATAGTAGTCTGTTAAGACTTTTGAAGTCCATACCACGATCCTCTATGATACTAGCCGCAGCCTCTATATACGATACACCTACACTTGTCTTAACCAACGTTTCTACTGCTGTAGAGAACCGTTTTCGTGTCATAATCTTATCTTCTATCACATTACCCTCAGTAAGACGCAGTCTTTGTTTACTCGGCCGTTTGGTATACTGATCTTAGTGGTAAGTTTATCCCACACCCTTTTCTCCATCTGTTTATGCGTACACTTCAAAGCCTCGGGTAGTATATCAAGAGGCTTTCTTAATTTAGCCGATTTGGACAAACTAGGCTCGAAGTTCTTAATACTTGTACCACTTACCTCAAACCCTCGGGTTGAAGTTGATACGTACATATGCAAGGCCTTGTATTTGGTATTGTATACGAATAGTATTTCCTTGCCTGGTATCAATACGGGATTGATTGACTGGATCTTTGAGTCTATGTCTTCTTGTTTAAACTGAAGGTTCTTAATCTGCAGATCTGTAGTCTTAGGTTTCTTAGCCCTAGGCAGTCTTACAGCTTTAAATGAGTCCTTAAGTTTTGCCAAGTCAGTGAATACCGAATCCATTAGGTTCAACATCTTCTTCTGATTACGCTTAGTTATGTGTGAGTATGACTCTTCAGCTTGATCACACTTCTGATCATATGCATCTTTTATATTGTCATATTCAAATTGAACTATACGTCTGAAAGCATCGATGGTGTTACCCTTTAACTGATGTGACTTCCACAGCTCATATGTTTTAATGTCTATCTTGAAGTTACCATTTTGCCACTCGTCAAT